CTTTTGTCACCCTCAAGCAATGCCTTCTCAACATTAAACTTAGATGGGCGCACTATTCCATATTCCGTAGGGACCTGAATTCCGAAATCAGTTAAGATTTTTACGCATTCAATGTCCGTGAAGCCGTATGACGAATTTTCCCCTAAAGGTATGTACCTAGCACATCTTCCAATAGGGGTCGCCTGTTTGAGTAGGACCCGAGTAAGATCACCCGGGACCGAATCAGGATACATGCGACTTATTTCTGGCCAGCCGAAGCCTGGCCGCGAAAAAGCAAGTCAACCAATGTAGCTGTAAAAGGGAAAAGAGCATTATGGGGATAACCCACCTGTGTCCCTTTATAATGAAAGCCAACACAAACACCATCTTCGGTGATAACCGGCGAACCGGAATCCCCGCTTTCAGTGGTTGAGTTGTGTTCCATACCACGCGAAGAGATAGATAAAATCTCCCCATCGTAAGTTTTAAAGTCACCAGTTGCCCCGACAAATCGGGGTACAAAAATGAACTTTCCAACCTCAGCTATACCAGGACGATAACTCCCGAATCCTTGAGCAAGTTTCCCTAATTTAGTCTTTTCGACTCTAAAGAAACCATCATCGGAATCCATCATCTTAGTGTATTGAATATCCGCAGCCTGAACAACTACAGATTCTTTCTTTTGAGGATTGGTAAACCTAATCTGGGGATAATTAAGTGTTGAGTGCATAGCACCCATAACATAATTACCAACTCCGGCACAGTTTGAAACTTTCTCCCAGCTACCATCACCTTTGGCTATTTCAACAACCAAATGTTTAGAGGCGTTTATGGTGTTAGGTTGAGACTTCGATGCAAGCATCTTACTCTCTTTACCTTCACCTTTCGCCCGAACTATTGGTGTCTTAACAACCTTCACTCGAGGTGTTTGGGGTAATGTTTTTGGTTTTGTAACGATTGGTTCGAGGATAGTACGCTTCTCATCAGCATTACGATCCACAAAACTTGCATAATCCTTGCTTCGTTGCTGTATCTTGTTGCGGGACCTTTCTTCATCAGTAATAAGGTCATCTCCCGCTCCATTTGTCCTATCATAAAGATCATCTTCCATGTCCTTTTCATCGGCCCATGAAAAACCATCATCATACAAGGAATGATACTCCTCATATGCGGCAATGTCCTCTGCATGTCGTTGTTTCAGATCAAAGATCGAATCAAAGAAACGCTCCTCTCGGTCTTTCAACCAATCAGTAGAGTAAAAACCGGATCTAATAGGTTTTGTTTCTTTAGCCTCGCCTAATGGCAGACGAGAACCAGAACTCTTTGGCGCCAGATCGGCAACCAAGGTTTCTCTGGATTTCTTCTGAGAACTTTTTCCCCGCCTGGGGTTTGTAGACCTCAGGCTGCGGGGACGATCATCTTCATGACCATCCTTCGCTCCA